AATCTTTGAAGTTGTCATAATCTCCAGAAGAAATTAAATCAAGATTCAAATCATATATTCTCCTCTCACACTGATTGTTTCCATCTCCTGAACCCCAACGCCTAAACCTAAAGTTCATTTCAATACGACTACCAGCAGGTATGTCATAGTCTACGAAATTTGAACCATCTTCTAAGTTTACCGTATACTTCAATAATGGATATTCGCCATAGGCAGATACAGTTACCTCTTTCTTTCCTAAACCAATTATAGATTGGTCATCACGAACAGTAGAGAACTCATTGGCATTTATCTTCATGTAGACACCAGCAGGGACTGTAACATTGCCACTACCAACTGTACTAGGAACATCTATAAAGTCTTCAGCTTGAGCTTCTTTCTCTAATACGGTAGCATATAGGCAATTACGTGTAGCACCTCCTGTATCAGCCTTAACAATCAATCTATCTCCCGTCTGAACTTTCTGAGCATTCTCTCCTTCTAATAAGAAGTAAGTAGCATTTGAGTCAGGATCAGCAAAGAATATAGAACTGTATATGGTTTCATAATTCTCACGATCAGGCTTGATTACAAACTTATATCTAGTTGCCCATGATGGAGGAACTTGTGTAGGTGGTATAGTTACTTGTATTTTATTTTGTAAAGATGATGCACTACAAGGAACGTGAATATTGTTTTGCTCACTAACCAAAGCAGTTGTAGAACGATTGAACTCATCCATATACACAATACCAATCTCATACCCTCTATTACTATGTAGACTAGTAGGATTAGCAACTTCAGTAAATGATGCATCTATAAAGTTTACAGAGTAATACTCATAAGCATCAGCTCCACCACCACCTGAATTATCTACGTATTTAACAGCTGGTAATTGGAAACCTATGATATTACTAGTAGGACTAGTTATAATAGCTATAGGGTCACCATCGTTAGCAATACCGCTATCTTCTTTTGTATAGACACCCAACGTATCCGGCACAGCACAATTAAAGATATCTGTAAACGTATTGCCATCACAAGCATCAGCAAATGGCTGTATATTGGTAACAGTACCAACTGCATTTTGGAACTCAACACTCGTAGCCATTTCATATACAGATGTATAATCCTTAGGCAAAACAAAATTGAATGTAGATTCAATAGGTTGCGTAGTGGCTGATGGACTACCTCCAGAAAACTGGTCATGCTCAAATCTAAAATCTATAGATATAGCAGCACCCTTAACCAAATCAACATCAGCAAGTAATACTAGCATTCTAGAGTCATTAACCGTAATAGCACCATCAATGGTGTAACTACCACTAGTTGTTGACCCAGTTATAGATGTTAGTCCAATTACATCAGACTCCAATGAAACCACATAATTTAATAATACAGGTTGATTGTCATCGGTAAGCAAATCATAACCCTCAACATAGTTACCATACATCAGTCTATTACCCATGATTGTTTGGGCTTTAGCCAGCAATGGAACATTGTCGTACAGTCTTAATATCTCTGACTCAGGAAGTACCGTAAATATCTTACTGTTAGTAAAATCATACTGAACATCAGTATTATCAGGACCTGTCTTGTCAATCTTCTCTACAACCTTAATAAGGCCAGTACTCATATCCTTGAACAGTATATCAATACCAGTCACTAATGGGCCTCCTGTGTTATAAGTTATAGTGGCCTTGTTATAGAAATTCACCATCCCTTCATTCAAGAAACTATCTACACTAAACTCATACGGATTAGGCTCAAATGCAGGTCTAGAGAATTGAGATATAGCAGAGTACTCCCCATCTCTATATTTATACCTATAAGCAAAGGATATAAATCTTTCATCTAGGAAGTTCTCTTGACTATTTGTTTTTGATAATTCAATAGTTGGAGCAGCAATTGGTGGTTTCTTTATAACCAATAAAGCTTCTTCATTCAATTGGTCTATATTACCTGAAGGAAGAGCATAACTCCTTAAGTTATTTATGAATCGTGGTTGATTGTAGTAATCAGTAAAGAATATTAACGCCTCATCACCGTTACCTGTCTTTACGATATCAACTCCAGTTATTAAGTACTCAGGATTGAAATTAAGTTTAGTATTTACACCACCCCCATCATCTATACTTACAACATGATAAGTAAGTATATCACGAACTGAATTGTAAGAAACAATTAAATCTAATTTACCTGTGGCTCCTACAGTAAATGATGGATCGTGAACAAACCAATATATAATCTCCTCTTCGCTATCTTCAATAGCTCCTATACATCTAGCATCATCGCTTAATGCAGTCCCATCAATATACCTCAATGTAGTTAACCTAGAGTTCCCTTTGGTATTTTCAATAACACCAATTTCAGAACCTTCAGTTGATCCCATTCGTACATTTAATGCATCTATATATTCACCATTAGGAACAAGTCGTTCATCAACGACTTTATTCATCTTACCTAGTACAAAGTTTCTAGAGAAGTTTACCATATTATTTTATCCACTTGTCACGCCCACGCATAGCCATCAATAAACGACCTGGGTGTATGTTGCTCATTCTTATTTTTGCATTACGTAATAATGCACCACGCTCTTTACGAGCTCTAGCTATTATGTACTCTTGAACTCCTAACTTAGAGTTCAGAATCTCATAATTAATGTAAGCGTAAATATACTTCTCAAATAACTTATTTACGAAAATTTGAGAGTCATCTCCATTTTCCATACCATCAGAAATATATTCAAGTATACAAGTCTGACCATCCATGTCAGAATTGAAATTAATTACACCTTTCTTTTTATCGATAGCAAAGGTTGGATTTACATTGGCTGTTGTAGTATCAAGTCCAAAACGCTTACCTACCGCATAATCAAAGTACCATACACCGTCAATATTCCAACCCTCTAAACCATTAAACATATTGTTTGGGTTTAGGTAGATGGACTTCTTTGTTCCTTGTAGACGCTCATAATCAATATTTGAATTCTCAGGCTTCAATATGTTACCATCTGAATCAAACAAAATATTCGCACTATTGTCTTGCAGGTATGAATTGGAAGATAGTATTTGGACATTCTCCGTCATCGGGAATAATATACCATCCTTGAATAAAGATATACGAACCCAATTTACAAAGTCAGGTGGTAGGACAAATCTGAGAGATTCTGCCACATCTAACTCAAGAACTTTCACTTCCTTGAATGCATCATAGTTCAACTCTTGTATACCTCTCTTAGCATGGAAGATAATCTTGTACCTTTCTTCATTATTCACTAGAGAGTTATTTCCAGTATACATCAACTGAAAGTTGTTTACTATATCGTACAAACTAACGTATTGGTATGAGCCCCAATTGGAATCCTCAGGAGCCTGACCGTTGTTAGTATAGTATTTAAAGTCTGATATATATGCCATTATTATTTAGAATCGTTGTTAGACTGTTCAGTTTCTTCTCTCTTAGCAAAACTATATATATCGTTCTCACGTATAGACATACCAGAGTACTGAAGTATTTTAGCGACTAGGCGGTACTCATCCTCTATAGGCAACTCAAAGTCTTGATAATCTGGCTGCGTTTGGTCGAAAGATGGTTCACCACTAACTAGTGTAACGTATGTCCATTTAGGATCAGCAGGATACCTAAAGTATTGAGCCCAAACTTGCCCAACTGCATTTATTGTTTTTGGGAATACCTTGAGAGATATATCCTCTTGCGTGTATATTGGGTACTTGTTATTAGGAGCCGTAAGCAAAGACTTACGCAACATATCTATTCTGTTGTGGCTTACCTTTTCAGATTCGCTAGACTCATCCTCGTCATAGATAGAATAAGCCTCAGGGAAAGCTGTGAATATATTAGCAGACAAAGCCAACTCAGTAGCACTTATAACTTCAGTTACGACAGCAACCTCTCCTGTGTCGTTGTTTGCTACAACATCATCTTCCTCAATACCACTAGTAACAAAGTCAGCAGCTGAGTCAACCAACCTATTAGCCGTATTCGCTGTAGTAGTACCATCCAATAACTTTACCGGATAGCAAGTAACCTTGTTAAGTAAAAAGTAATCATCACCTGTAGTTGTGATAGATGGCAAGAAAAATACATTCCTGTCGCTGTTACTCAAGTAGTTAGTAGTAGAGAATACTTCAATAGCCTCCTCTATAGTCTTAAGTTCATCACCATATTCAGTTCCAGACAATCGTGCATTTTGCAAGTTTACAATGGTATTATACCTTGAGAAATACTCTTCAAATATCTCTAATTGAGCCTGCTTTGCGAACAAATTGAAGTCTGATGGTGAGATATAACCGTAGTTGTTTTTATTAAGAACGGACAGTACCGTATTCCTTATAGAGTTAATCATTACACCTTGTTTTACACAAAGATAAATAAAAAAAAAGAGGGAGCTTTTAACTCCCCCTTAACCATTAAACAAGTAATATTATGAAACAGAAATTATTACTGACTTTCAAGCAACGTCAAAGAGTCAATACCTTCGTCACTCTGCAAATATAAAGAAACCAATGTAAATGGATTCTCCCCGAAAGGAATATTCATCATTTTTTTCTTATTTGACTTGGTATTAAACCATACTTCACGTTCGTTATTTCTAAATGTAAGATGCCCCTCGTCAAAGAATTTACGCACTTTAGACTCTAACTTCAAGTCAGGATCCCCAAGTACATCTAAGAACTCTTGAGGGTTTCGCTTAGCAAATACCATTACGTCACGCTTAAGCTCTGCGGTTGTAAAGTTCATAGGGTCAGTATTAAACAAGATTCTTGATACACTCTCTAGCTCCTCAATACTCAACTCCTTGGCAGCTATTAAAGCATCAACCTCAGAAGCCATATTTTCAAGCTCAGTCTCAGCATCTCTCTCGTAGTTAAGCTCCTCAAACACCTGCCCATTCATAGGGTGGTAGTGTAAGAAAGCTTGTAATACTGGATTAGTCTTTGGTACGCTTAACATACCATCCTCAAAAATAACAGCACCTATAATAGCGTTACCATCTTGCTCATCCTCAAATGGGCTTTTTTGGTTTACAGCATATCGTAAAGGTCTGTTTGAATTGGTTTTCTCATCGAAGTATAATAATGGAAAACGCTTTGTGCTTCTAGAAGGAAGCATAAAAGATAAAGGTGAAGAGTTTTTTAGGCGGTACACCTTATCGCCTGCTTTTACGTTATATTTCATTTGATTATATTAAAAAAAAAGGGGGACGGGATTAGCCATCCCCCATGTTAAACAAATTATAAATTACGAACCGTAACGGAACAAGAAGAAGTTGTTAGCACCTAAAGTACAAACACAACGCTCAGATAGGAAGTGAACTTCCATAGCGTCTTTTTCGCTTGTCATTGCACCACCAGCAGAACCAGTAATCCAAGTCTTGTAACGACGATCCTCAGTCTCAGACGCACGGTAGCGTACGTGCAAGAATGGACGCTTAGCGTTCTTACCCATGATTTGGTCATATACAGTAGTAGAACCAGCAGGAACTAACATACCTGTAACCAAACTAGCAGTGTTAGATCCGAAAGTAACACCATCGGTATCAGTTCCACCACGCATGGTTGGGTCGTTTAAGTACTTCCAATCAGTCTTATAGAAGTCATAACCTCTGCGGAATCCAGAGAATCCAAGATTCAAGGCCATTTCCTCATCGTTGTCGAATAGACCGTAGCTAGTTCCACCAGCACCGTAGCTATTCTGCTCAGCCAACATATCATCGATAGCGAAGCTAGAGTCACGGCTCAAGAACAATACGTTCTCTTCGATAGAACCTTGCTTGTCAAGACGCTTGATGATGTTATCAAAGTCAGCCAAAGTCTCAGGAGTTCCACCACCGAATACGTTACCACGGTTGTTTACAGCGTAGAATACACCTTCAGAACCTTTGTAACCAGCAGCAACAGCTCCAGAACCAGTAGCAGCAGGAACAGCTTCAATCATAGAAGTCTCAAGATAGTCTTCAAAACGTAGACGAGTCTCATGCTCAGACTTTAAGTACCAAAGGTAACCAGTAGCACCATTCTCAGTAGAAACTTCAACCCATCCGATTTGAGCCATGTCAGAACCAGATACAGAGTATCTATCCTTAAGGATGATTGGGCTATTTTCAAAGATTTCATCGTCAGCTTCCAAAGAACCTTGCATTCCGTCAGTTCCTTTTCCGAACTCAGAACCGTAAATGAAGATAGAGTAAGTGTTACCAGCGTTACCATTACTCATACCAGCAGCTTCGTAGAAAGCTACGTCAATAGTACCAGCACCAGTATTTACAGCAGTAACAATAGCTTTGTTCTGAGTAGCAGCACCAGTTGGGTTAGCATTAGGAGTAACAACAACAGTTTGACCTACACGGATAGCAATACTACCAGCAGTAAGACCAATAGCAGCACGATCAGGATTAAGTACATCGTTGATTGTGAAAGTAGCTGTGTCAGAGTTAGTGATTACAGTTGTAGTACAGTTGGTGTACTTAACGTGTAAACGGCCTTGCTCAGCCCACTTAATCAAGTCAGAGTTAGAAGGCATCTCAGCTCCCACCATACGTAGGAAAGATGCAACAGTACGATTACCGTAACGCTCGAACTCCTTCTCATAAGTATCAGGAAGATACTGATTCAAGAAGTTGAAGTCGGTAATATAGTTAGTAGCGAGGGCTACCTGTTGAGCGGATGGCTGCAACTGATAACCAGGTGTAGTTAATACAGACATTTTTTTAGTTTTTTAGTTTTTTAGTTTTTACGTTTACTGCGAATTTTCAATCCCCTTCCAGAGTCAGGATTCACAGACCTAACCTGTACTCCGTTCTTGCTCACAATTTCAGGAGATTTGCGTTCACTCATGTCGATGTTTTTAATCTTTTTGTTTACATCTTCAGTCGCTGCTGCAACACCTTGTTCATAAAAGAACTTTGCGAACCTTTCGGGGTTCATGGCTACGGCTAAACTCTTGTGGTAACCTTTGGCATCTTTAATCATCCCACTTTCATCCAAATACTTCTGTATGAAGTTCTGTGGATTCAACTGAGATTTTTTAAGTTCCGAAGCTTCAGCTGGCTTAAACTGCATCACGTTATCATTGATTTTGAATTCAAAACCTTTGAACTCATCATTGAAAACTTCATTGGTCTTATCAACAAACCAATTGCGTTTACGCTCAGACTCTTCCTCAATTGTTTTTGCCTCAGCAATATATCGCTTATAGGCCTCCAAATCTTCTTTCTCTTGTGGATCAATTGATGCCGTACTTGACTCAAGGGGCACTTTGTATTTCTCCTTCTGAGAGTTGAAATATTTTTTGGCTTCAGCAATCTTTTTTTTCTTCTCAACTTTGGCTTTCTTTATAGTTGATTCGTCATCTATATCCTCATCAAAAGAATAATCTTCCATTAGAACATCAATGTCTTCATCATCTAAGCCATCTTGAGTTTGTTTAAAGTATTGGCGTAATAAAGAATCTTGATTCATACTATCGAAGTCTTCATTCAACCTCATGTAGTCATCAAAACTTCTACCAGTCTCTTGCCTATACTTCATATAGTTGGCAATATCATCTGGCAAATCTTCTTGCTCACGCTCAGTAACAAGGTCATCAATAGAATTGATTTCCTTATCATACCTATTCTTTATAAATGACAGAACGTCTTCCTCGGTTAACTCAGGTGCTTGTACATCAGCTTGTACATCATCTTGTACAACTTCAGTAGGCTGTTCAGTGTCACTGATCGCCTCGTTTTCTTGAACACTCTCCGTTTGCGCTTGGTTTTCTTCTTCTGCGCCTACTTTTTCTTCGTGTTCGTTAAGGAGCTGCTCTTCAACTTCTTGAACGCTTTTCTCCTCACCTACGTTAACCTCTTTTACTTTAATTTCCATTTGATTAGATTTTTATAATTGCAAATTTAATATAATTTTTCTATCTCGGTTCAAACTCTGCTAGGTCAAAACCATCTAGACTATCCTCGTTAGATTCAAAATTAATAGGAGGTAAGTCATTTTGCCTTTGGTTTATGAGTTTAGACTGCTGTGTATTCTGCATACTTATACGCTTGGCCTTTTCTTTTTCTTTCATCTCTTCCCTATCTTTCAAAGTACCACCTTGTAATTCAGCAATCTTCATTTGATATTGGAATTCTTCAGCCATCAACATACGCTTAAGCTCTGCTTCATTCTTCATCTTCTCGATTTCAAAAGCAATCTCAGCCTGTTTAGTACGCATCTTACTTTGGCCTTCAGCATCAATCTTCTGCAAGGCAACTTGAGCCGCCATCTTCTGAGATTCCATTTGCTGATTAGCAACCATCTGTTGCTTCTGCATCTCATATTGCTGCTCTTTTTCTTGCTTCTTGATACGCTTAACCTTAAGCAATTGGTTAGCCAACTTGATGTTCTTAATCTCACGAATGTCAATTGCATCCTCAAGATTGATATCACCTTGAGATAAAGCCATTTGGATATTCTGCTCAAGCTGAGCTTTCTGCTCCTCATCTGGAGATATCTCAATGAAAACACCAAAGTCATAGATGTACAAGTCTTTTATCTCATTCAATATAGATACATTGTACTTTCCTATTCTGCTTGCAAAGTCATCCTTGAAATCAGCATACTCTAAAATATCAGCTATACGATAAGTTAATGCCTCAGATATACTCTTAACAATATGAAGACCCGCATCCAATATATGTCTAGTAGCGGTATTTGAATTCAATGCTGCAAGCTTCTGCAATCCAACCAAAGAGTTTGCATCAGGAGTTGACGCATCTCTAGCTTCATTCAATCCGGTAACCGTACGTATCATATTTAGATAGTGGTTATAGTTGTATATCAACATCTGAGCTTTATTGGCTCCAGAATTTGAATTAAGTTCTTGAATTGGAACTCTAGCATTATTGAAGTCACCATCTTGCGTGTACGATCTACCAATAACAGAACCCGTTTGGAAGTATAACTTAAGAGCGTCCTCAGGATTGTAAGCAGCACCTGTTCCCAAGTCAACTTCATTCAATCCATCCGCATCAATAAATACACCATCAGGTACAGTTCTAGCAATTACCTGCTGCAACTTCAAATGAGTAATCTGAATCAAATCAGCAAATGGTATCATTCGCCTAACCAATGACTCAATATTACCCTTGTATAATCTTGGAGCACAAGCAACATAATTAGGTATTGCGTGTTGAGATGAAGACTTAGGTCTAACCATATTCTTAGCAAGCTCCCACTTGAGAATAATATTAGTACCCATAACCATAACACCCTCGTACCATACGTCAATAGTTTTTTCAATTCTTTCAAATCGACCTTCCTCCATCATTTCAGCAGGAGGGTTGAATGAATCATCTTTTTCTACATAACGCACACCACCATTATCAAGATACTTCTTCTTGTAAACTATCTTTTGAGTTGTCTTGTAGTTAAAGTATAGTAAGGTAGCGGTATCTCTATGGAAGATACTATTCTCATAGAACTGAGCTACATTATAATAATCGTACCAACTCTGACTATACTTGGATATCTCCTCTAGGTCCTCATTAGTAAGACTAGGGTCTATCTTGATTAACTCAGTAATTGGCAAAGTCTTTATCTCACCCCAGTAGAAACAATCTTTGAAGTAAGGGTCTTCACTATAGCTGTATACTATATTGGCAGGGTCAACATATGAAAGTTGAACTCCAGAACCTTTTAAGAACTCATGCTTCATTACACCTATACCTAAAACAGCAAGGTCATAGTCAACACGCTTTCTTAAATCTAAATACTTATTCTCTTCTAAAATGGTATTAAGAGCTTCCTCCTCAGCAATCTCGATTGCAGGCTTGTAATTAAGCTGCATATACAAAGACATCTCTTCATCATTTGCAGGCAGGTCATCAGGATCCATAGAGAAAGGATTAACACCTGTATTATCTTGAATAATAGTCAAAATGTCTTTAGCAGCCATTTGACCTTCAATCATATCTTGGTATTTACTTCTCTTAGATTGGGACATAGCATCTTGCGCATACGCCTTAACCTTAAACAAACGGTCAGCCATACCATTTACCACAATGTCCACGAACTTTGGGATAATAGGAACAGGAGTCCAATCAAGATTTAAATAAGATAAGTCACCATCAACGGCTAATTCATTCTTGTACTTTTGAACAGGCTGCTCGCCTCTCGCATACAATCTTAGTTTATGGAATTCCCTCCACTGGCTATAATACCGACAGTTAACACCGTCTTTTCTGAACCACTCATACTGAATAGCTTGTCCAACTTGGAGGCCATATTCAGGAGACATCTTCTCCTCGTCAGTAGCAAATTGATTCGGGAAACTAGTATTAGCTATATTGATTTTTACATCCTTCATCTAATTATTTCGCTTATATTACCCTTGTTCGAGTACTTAGCAAAGTTAATGCTAATTTTGGACTCTTGCTTTTCAGGCACATACAGATGTTTTTGATTAGCCATTATAGCCAATCCTGAACTGATTGATGCGTCAAATTTAGTTCTATCGTTTATATTGAATTTAGCCCAATCTTCAAGTGTTTTTGAAAAAGGCATAGAACCCATAACATCAGCATCTCTGTACGTTCCAGAGGTATCTAGACCTACGTGCTTCTCTATATATGACTCAATAGAAGCAGCGTGTGCTTGCTTCACATCTTCACTACTATTTGGTATACCTCCAAGCTCTCTTTCTGATTTAGTTAATTTAGAATATTGTTTATCAGGTCTATTTAAAGAAAAGTTTCTGTATCCTCTATTTTTAAAATGATACAATAACCTAGGCTTATTATTCTCAATAAGAATAGGCATTCCGTAAAATACACAAGCCATTAAAACTTCTTCAAAAAATATTTCAGCCGTTTGAGGCCTAGCTATATACTCTAAAAAAAACTCATTCGTAGGGCCGTTATCCATATGGAATTTAGTCATACCATGTAAAGCACCATTAGAACCTCTACCCCCAACAACAGCAGATATATCATATGAGTCACAACCGAATGAACCCATATGCTCGTTACCAGGATATTTTAATCCGTTCTTTTTTATTACTCTATTCTGTAGATTCTTTTCAGGCAACCAACTCACTAAAAACCTACCACTCCTATTGGGTGACCAAACAACAGTGGTATCCTTAACTCCATCTTTCCAATGGAAGCTACCTCTAGTTAGATAATGCTCCTTTATCATAGCATCATTGTAATCTATCTGTTGGTATATCTTAGTAAGGTTAAATATAGATTGCTTACTTTCATCTCTAAATGCATGAGATTCTGTTCTTGGAAACTGACGATAAAATTCATTTAAAGCATCAGCATCACTCTTCATAGACTCTACCTCAGCATCCCAATAGTCAATAGCACCGTTTACTATATCCTCTCCGTCTACTCCTATAATAGGTTCTTTCGGCTTCTTAAATACAGGCATCCCATACCTATCAATAAAGCCCTCCATATTCCACTCCATAGGTATAAACAAAGAGTATAAGCCTGACTTAGTCTGACCATTGGCATTTCTGCTTGATACATTTGAATCTTCGTAAAGCTTTTTGAAGTTCTCACCACCCTTGCTCAAAGCATTAGATGTTGACCCCATCATACACTTACCAATAATCTTACTACCTAGACGCAAACAAGTTTTAGTTACACGCCAGTTGTTTAATATGTTATTTGGCTTAATCCATTTTCCGCTCTCATCATGAGCCAAAAATAAAAGCTTCTCACCGTCATAACTATTGTCCTCTGTATTCTTCCAGTCAATGGTTGTATCCAAGCCATCAATATCACTATCGAGATCATGCATATTCTTCTTAGTGATTTTAGAAGCAGGTACACGATAAGCTAATTCTGTTTTTGGCTTATCCATACCATCCATGATGGGCTTGAAAAAGAATGGTAGTTTATTATTTATCGGAACTACCTTGTCCGTGAACATCTTTTTAGCGTCAGAACCTGTCTTAGATAGTATACCTACCCTAGCGTCTTTAGCGAGAGTTGCAATATTTACAGATTCTGATGATGACATGAATGAAAAACCCGAACGTCTAATCTTCAAGTAAATCATACCGAATGACCTCTTATCAGCTCTACAAGCCTCCCAATACAAAAAGAATATTCTATTAGCCTCACGATAGTCTGGGAATCCAACATCAATACTAGACCACTGTAAATACATCCAATGGCTACCTGTAATGTATGTAGGCATTCCATTATTCATGAACCAATAACCATCCTCACGATAGTCAAATTGATTCTCTACATAATCAACCCATCGGTTCTTAAATGTAGATGGCATCTCATTCCATTTGAAAATGGAAGTTATCTTGCTTAGTTCATTTGGCAATGGAGTACGCTCCCAATATTGCTCGGAAGGCACATTACTCCTTTTAAATACATCTTTAGGTACAGCAGGTAGTGCAATCCTCAAACCCGATATCTCAATAACATCACCTATCTGACCTGTCTTAGATATAATGACCATATCGTATTTATCATCATATCCATACTTCCAGGACCTAGAAGAATTCTTACTAAGCCTAGTCGCTTTCTTGACATAGTCAGGTATAATGCGGTATATGCTATTTTGATCTTCGTTCTGCAAAACCTTGCTTACTTTGCGTATATGAATCTAACCCTTTTGAAGACATTTCTAGACTTTCTTTTTCTGCTTCTATCCTGTTTAAAATTTCAAACGCATCAAAGATTGCTAACTTCTTTGTTGCAGCAGCATTTTTTAAACGATCGGCAGCTAGTTCATCGTCTGGGTCGGGTTTTATTATATCCTCCCTAGCAACCTTTACTAGTTGTTCAACAGCTTGTCTTCCCGCCTCAATAATCTTCAATTTGATTTCATTTGAATCACTCATCTCTTCTAATTAAAAATATAACTTGAATTAATCTTGCATCACGGTCTTCACCGAAATTATTATACATATTACGTGAGTGAACCATTGATGAGTCAAAGCAAAACATTTTATTGTATTTAGCTTTTATTATCATCGATGGTTTGCCCTCGTCATCATATAACGTAGTACCATCCTCATCAGGATGGTATTTATTCAAATAAAGTATACACGTAACATCACCCATCATTTCATCTGTATGGATGAAGTTTGGCTCCTCCTGCATATATGGAGACCTCCTCACAAAGTTCAAAGCAATATCGTAATTCTGGAATAACTCACTTACTACGTAAGCAAACTCATCAGTATTTGGTCTTTGTTGAACTCCTTTGAAAACATTTTCACCGTCTTCAAATTCACCAAAACCTAGTCTATATATGTCATCAACATATGCATCTGGATTGGCAAGGACATCTTCCATAATCATTAAGGACATATCTTCATTGTTATATTGTGATCAAACATCCTATATAACTTTTCACCATCAACGTCAAACTCATACTCAGACTCAGGCTCAAAGCATATAGTATCTCCCTCTTTGACACCCTTACTAATTAAATACTCGTTAGGGTATCGCATTACACCCATCAAAGGCTCTTCTTTGAAAGGCTTCATAATATACGATTTTTTTGCGTCAATAGGCTTTATAAAACAATACCTATCGTGAGAGTACCAATTACCATCATGCTTGTACATATAAAATTGGTCATTCTCAATAAAGAATAAGTTTTCTTTGAAAAAGCTTTTACCGCTCTTTCTACGACCTTTCATGTCGTTATAAAATTTAAATACGTTATGGTGAACAAGTAATATGTCACCAACTGTTATTGGGCCTTTGTAATCTAATGGAAGCTCGACTACTTCAGCGTATCGGTTTGAGAATTTGTGTTCTTCTTCTGATGTGTTTATGATTAACTCAATTCCGGCTACTTCTTTTGTGTTGTTATATCGGCTTCCATTCACAGGCTTAGCTATGAAGTAGAAAGGTGATTTCATTAAAAATTTATATTGTATTCAATTGTTACAGGCATACTAGAGTTAAACTCTTTCCAAAGCACAACCTCTTCTTTTTGGTTTATGATATATATCTTATAGCTTTGGCTTTTCTCATCGTAACGTATCAAGTGTATCTTATTACTATTAGATAACACATCTTGCCCTACGATGTAGTGCATAGCAGCCTTGTAGTCAAGGCCCACTGATACTTTACGGATCAACATACTAGTTGCCTATTTTCCAGATATTTATTTCAGCAGAAGGTACGTTATCCCATCCACCTAAATTGGTATGAGTATATAGACCACCTTGATCTACTCCTGAGCTATCACGCATAATCTCAAATGTAAGCGTAGTGCCTGCGGTTTCTATGTTTATAGGAATAGTTATTTCATACGGTAACATAACGCCTGTAGAGTCTAACTCAAAACCTTTTACAGATCCTGCTTGAATCCCATTAATTAAAGAACGGAACAACAAAACAGACACACCCCCTGAAGAGCCTTGACGCTCAACAGTACCATATGCATTCATTAAATACAAACCTGGGCTATTAAAAGTAACTGTACCATCAGCAGCCAACATCACAGGGTCTGAAGCTGTATTTTGAGCAGCTCCAAAAGAAACTTGTAATGCAGAGTCAAGACCTGAGGGCTCTTGATCAGAAGTTGATGATGCATCAATGATTTGAGACACACCAAACGTACTGAACATAAGTGTTTTTAAATCACTTAATAAGTAGTTTTTTGTTGCGTTGTCAGAAGACACCTCAGTGCCAATTACTTTGTCAGATAATGATGGACTACCATCGGTAGCATATGTGCTAATCTTTGCCATTTTCTTTTTGTGTTATTTCTCCAGTTTGCATATTGATGACAGCATCCTTACCATACTTGTCTATCAATATCTTCTCGTGATTAGAGAACTGCTCACGGATTACTTCGATAGCGTGTAAAGATGTCTGTTTGGTTAACTCAGCATCCGCAATAGCCATTTTGGCTTTTGTGTAATCGGTGTTCATTTGCTGAATTAACTCTAGTTCTTCTTGTGTGATTTTATTTTTTTCCATTGTATTATATTACAAATATAGCCCTTATCATTTTAACTTGTCTAGAGCCCAAATAATAAAGAAAGGAAGTAAGTACCACCACCTGAACCAACTCTGTTTATTAATGACTCTAGGAGGTAATGTCTTCTCAATGGTAATGTATGCAGTATCTGGTTTTTGAGTGATTGTAGTCCTAATCACATCATGCTCACGAATAATACGAACCTGAACACTACCTGTATCAATGGTAATGGTATCAACTGAATTTGTTACGAATGTATCGTGATAAGTGAACGTATCTCTAACTGTAAACGTATCTATCTTTACAACTTGCTCAAGAAGGATACTAGGATCTTTCTTAACGGCCCTATTCAAGTGCCAAGTAGCTGAACAACTAGACAATAATACAGCTAGTATTAACGCTCTCATTTTTTAGAGAACTTCTCAGCAGAAGTAAAGCCTAGGCATAGTATTACTACCCACTCAACTGCTTCCACTAACTTATCGCTTGGAGCGATATGCACTTCTGAGAATGAATTAGCGGCAAATGTTGCAAATAAAATAATTGCACCTACAATACCTACAACACGCTTACTACTGAATTCACCTTGCTGTCCTTTAAATATTTCAAATAATTTTTTCATTTTTTTCCTCTATTACGAGCTCTGTTTTTTGATTGACATTCCTTAACTAGCTTTCCACTCTTTGTATGACTCATGTCCTTCTTGTCTCCATTGCCATATGTACCAGCTTTGCGATTAGCCTTATTTAGAGCTGCTCTGTACTTCTTTCTTTCCGTAGTGGACTGATACTTCTTTTCTTTAGAGTAATTACGCCCAGTGGCTTTATTTGAGCCCTTACGCTTGTTTTTACCAACTATCTTATTTCTTGGCATTCTTTACAAATTCCTTATAGTGGAAGATAGATGCCCAAGTAAATAGACAAGCATATCCCACGTTCATGATTATTTCTGCATTCGGTGGATAACTCATGTATAAGACATTCCATAACCCACTAACGGCAGGTAAAGCCAATCCAACTCTAAGTAATATCTTTTCTGCCAATGGCAATTTATCAATTCTTGACACTTCCCTACCAAATACAAAGATGTAAAACAAGGTAGCGTTAACGCATACCAACAGACTTGCTAATTCATTTATTATTTGCATCAGTTCCATCTTGTACTTTTTCTTTATAAAATCTTTTACTTATCGCCTCAACTCCTTTAAGTCCTAAAAACCCAAGAATAAAAGCAACTCCATTCTCGTACTTGGTATTTTCAATCTTTAAGATTTCCATTACTACGGGAGTCAGATAATTTGCAGATGCCGTACCCGTGACAATGGCAAACAAGGACTGTTTTAAATTCTTTGCTCCTTCCTTCCCTAAAAACAAAAGTGAGCCAAACAACCCTGCAACGGATTGCATTATGTTGATTCCTATTTCGTCTAAAAATGTTTTCATAGTTCTTCGTGTGGTGTGATTGTGATGTCACTCGGCTCACCCAATACCGCATCTAATCCTTCAACGTGACGAATGTAATAAAAACCGTCAAGTTCAGAATAGTTGTAGTTCACCCAATAGATAGTTGTATCTCCTGGATTAATTGGGTAGCCTTTGTAATCTGCCGCTTGTTGTCTTGCGGTGATTGCTTCTTGTTCTGTGTTAAATGTATATCCTTGCATAGTTAAAATGGGTCAGGTGTTGGTGGTGGTACATATTCGCCTTGTGGCAATTCAAGAATCCAAGCGTATTGAGATGATTCCACTAAAGGTATTTGTTGTTCGGTTACAAAGTTGAACCATACATCATTCACATCTTGAACGCAATTAAAATGCTCAAAGGGTGCAAATTCTTGACCTTGTATTGCGTCCTTTTCTGCTTCTGTTAAAATATATCCTATCATACGTTACGAGATAAAGTTGTTTGAAATGCTTGTACTGCGGTGTAAAAATCAGATGCTTCAGTATCGGTTAATGCATCGCCTAAATGGGCGAAAGCAAACTCTCTACCACTTGTTTCTTGAAATGTTGCATTCAAAAAATAAGCACCTATCGGCATAAATAGATTAGGCCAACCAGTAAAGGTTGTATTAGCATTTAAAACTTTTGTAGAATTTACAAAAACATTTTTATTTGAGTTTGATGTTCTTTGATAATTAAATAGTCCTAATCCATTATTCGTATCAGCTTGAAAAGTATAGCCTGTATCACCGAAATAAGAGTAAACTCTTCCATTTAAACTTACGTATGCAACTATAGCATTTTGAGAACCTGTATATCTGCCAAAATCGGCACTCCTTGAGCCTGAAGTTCTCGAATATACACTTATAGATCCATTGCCTGCTCCAAATTCAACTGAAGGTACAAATTGAGTATCTAAATACCCACTCGTACCGTTAAATTGTACACCATTGGAACTAAACGTTACACCCCCATTGAACGTACCCGTAAAACTTGAACTCTTTAAGTTCTGCGCACACGCTGCCGCACTTGCCCCAACCATTGGATAAATGGCTTTCATTTTAGTCCATATACCTGCGTCTTTTAAATCACTTACTAATGTATCAACTGCTTGTGATTCTGTGTAAGATAATGAACCACCTGCGGTTTCTACTCGACTAACAAATGCTTGTGCATCTGAATCGCTTGGTACATAGTATATTGAGTAAAAGTCGTTTATGTTAGTTTCAATGCCCGTGCGGTTTGAGGATTGGTCAGATGGGTAAAAAATTAATTCTGAAAGTTTCCCATCTATATTAAAATCACCAGATGACCTTGCCATTATAGATATAAAACTATTTGAAGTGGTTGTACTTCTTCCTGCATTATTGTCAGTTCTTAATACATTATCAACATAAAGGTAATTAGTTGAATTATCATAATCATATATATTAAAAGACAAAAATTGAGAAGTGCTTGAAAAGTCGTATCCATTCTCCTCATTTAGGATGCCATTTTTAAACATTCTTGTATATAAACCACCATTTCTAAAGCCGTGCGCAAAGTGATTAACATTGTCTATGTTGTATTGATAAATTGTACCATCAGCACTTGATGTATTTATATTTGATTTTAGAACTAAAACGCTTGTTAAATCAGTGCCTAATGTATAAGTTGCGACCATATAATCATCACTGCCGTCAAAATCTAAAGCAGGTTTCCCATTCTCTAAAATCACACTCCCACCACTAACTATTTGTGGCTGGTCTGTTGCAGTGGTTTGTGTTGCATCATTGCTATTGCCCGATTGGTCGTACCACGTAGTTACGTATCCGTTATTAGTATTTGTATATATGGAGTAGTAGTTGTTTATGTTGGCTTCTATCTTAGGGCGGTTTGAGGATTGGTTGTTAGGATAAATGACTAATTCTTGTAACTTTCCTTCTCCATATTGCGCACCATTACCTGCACCCATAATTCCAACGTTAGCCGCACCGCTTGTTCCTAATGGTCCAGTCCATCCGCTGATTGAACCGCTTGTATTGCTACCATCAAAAGCATAATTGTAATTACCATTATTATCGTCAAAGTTTAAAGATGCTAATTGTTGTTGTGCTGACCAACCCGATGGAACAAAATTTTTATAGCCACCTCCGTTATCGTTGAATAAATATTGTGAATTAATCACAAAACTCATATAACCTTGGACACCCGTAATGTCATCACTCCACAATCTACCAGAAGTTAACACTACATTTTGAACGCCATACCACGAAACACCACCACTATAAGACAAAGACGAGGCATTAGATAAATAATCATCACTACCATCAAAGTCTAAA